AACGGCGAATACCGCTACTTCTCGCCGCTCTTCGATTACGAGCGGGCCTCGCTCCGCATCACGAACCTCATCAACAACGCGCTCACGAACACCCCGGCGATGGACGGGATCGAGGCCCTGATCGCGGCCTCCGCAACCACAGGAGACAGCACCATGAACGAGGAAGAGATCAAGAAGCTCCTGGCCAAGGTCGCCGCGCTGGAGACGAGCGTCTCCGACAAGGACCGCCAGATCGCCACCCTGCAGGGGCAGACCGCGACCGCCGCCCTGGCCACCACCGTGGGACTCGCGACCACCGCCAAGGATGGTGACGTCCAGGCCGCGGTCACCGGGCTGGTGCGCTTCCAGGCATCCGTTCTGGAGGTGCTGGAGAAGAAGGACCCGGCTACCGCGCTCGGCGCCCTGACCGCCCTCAAGGAGAAGGCCGGCGAAGTCGCCGCCCTGCAGACGAAGGTCAAGGAGGCGGAGATCGCCGCCCTGTCCGCCGAGTGGAAGGGGTACCTCGACGAGCTCGGCACCAAGGGCAAGGACGGGAAGTACCTGGAGCCGTCGAAGCGGACCGCCGCGGAGAAGCTGGCTCTCACCATCGGGGGAGGGGAGCTGACCCGCAAGGGGATCGACGGCGCCAAGGAGTACGCCGTCGAGATGCTGAGCGGCCGCACTGGTGGCACGCACACCCAGATGCCGGGCGCGCTCGGGCTGTCTCCCGAGCTCAACAAGATGCTCGAGGTCCAGGGCGTGGATCCGAAGCTGTTCAGCGATTTCGAGGCGAAGCGCCTGGCCGCGGGTGGCCGCTAACCGGGGCGAGTAGCCCTCTCAACCACGACAGCACGAAGGAGAAGCGAACATGGCAGCGCTCACCGCAGCTCGAAACACTCGGCAGATGGCGGACGTCGCGCGTTCGCCGATGTCCTACCTCCAGAAGGGATCGACCACGATCTACAAGGGATCGCTGGTCGTCCTCAACGCCGGCTACGCGGCTCCCGGGACCACCGCCACCGGCCTCATCGCCATCGGGCGCGCGAAGGACACCGTGGTCAATGCGGGGGCCGACGGCGCCACCAGCGTCGAGGTCGAGGAAGGGATCTTTCCGTGGGTCAACGCCTCCGGCGATCCCATCCTCGCCGCCAACGTCGGTGGCGTCTGTTACATCACCGACGATCAGACGGTGAACATCACCCTTACTGGCAAGTCCGTCGCTGGGCGCGTGGTGAAGCTGGAAACCGGGATCGCCTGGGTGAAGACCGTCCTGAACGGGATGACCTAGGCCGCGAGCGGCTGCAGGCACAAAGGGAAAAAGGAACAAGCACCATGGAAATCACGCCGGCAAACCTCACGGCCTACCAGAAGACGCTGAACTTCTCGTTCGTCACCCAGATGCTCTCCGCTCCGACGTACTGGGCGAAGATCGCGACGGAGATGCCGTCCTCGTCGGAGGGGAACGTCTACCCGTTCCTCTCCATGATCCCCGGCCTGCGCGAGTGGCAGGGCCCTCGGGTCATCAACAACGCGGCCCTGCGGTCCTACACCCTGCTGAACAAGCACTGGGAGGACACCGTCGGGATCGACCGCAACAAGCTGGAGGACGATCAGCACGGCTTCTTCGCTCCCCTGGTGGGCATGCTCGGACAGCACGTCGCGGAGTGGCGTGACCGCGAGCTGGCCCGCGTGGTCGAGGCTGGTACCACGGAGGTCTGCTGGGACGGGCAGTTCTTCTTCGACACCGATCACCCGATCGATCCGGACGGCCTGATCACCGGCTCCAACGTCAACAAGCTGGTGGGCGCCGGCTACGACATCGCGGTGGCCGACCCCCTGGTCCCCTACGCCGCGGCGAAGGCTGCCATGGCGCTGTGGAAGCGGGACGACGGTCTGCAGACCGGCACCATCCCCAACCTGCTGATGGTGCACCCGAACGAAGAGAAGTTCGCGAAGCAGATCAAGAACGCCCTCATCACCGCGCAGGCGGTCTCCTCGGCTGCGGCCGGCGTGTCGAACGTCTTCCAGGGGGACATCGACATCATCATCAACCCGTACCTGACGGTGACCTCCGGGAAGCCCTGGTACCTGATGAAGACCACCGCCCCGGTGAAGCCGTTCATCTGGCAGAACCGCAAGGCGGCCGAACTGGTGGCCCGCATGGACATCACCAGCGAGAACGTCTTCAAGATGCGCCAGTTCGAGTGGGGCGTGGACCTCCGCGGCGCTGCCGGGTACTCGTTCCCCGGCCTGTGCTTTCGGATGTCGTCCTCGTAGCAACGACGGCCTCGAACTGAACTGACGGCGGGGCCCTTTCTAACAGGAGGGGCCCCGTTCGTCGTACCTGGGATCCAAGGAGAAACCGCGCATGCAATACCTCATCACGAGTGCCCCCGCGCAGAGCTTCGGTCACGTCCGCAGGGCAGGGCGCAACTGGCCCAAGAACGGCACCCTCGTCGAGGTGATCGACGACGCCAAGGACCCGCAGACGCAGCCCAACGGCGGGCCTATGCTCATCGGTCAGGAGACCTGGAAGAGCCTCAAGGAAGACGTTCGCATCTTCGCCCGCCCCGCCGGTGACATCGAGGACATCGCCGCCCAGAGTGTGGCCCTCGTTCAGGCGACCGAGCGGATCAAGGCGCTGGAGGAGGAGAACGCCTCTCTCCGTGCGCAGCTCGCCGCTGCGTCCGCGTCCCCCGTCATCGGCACGCCCACCCACCAGCCCACGAAGGACGACGAGACGCCGCCGGCTCCCGCCCAGCAGATCCACGGCAAGGGCAAGAAGGGGTAGCAGCCCAGGCCGATGGCCTACTGCGTTCCAGAAGATCTCGGGCGCTTCGGCATCAACGCCGCTGCGCTCGAGGACACCCCGGCCGAGGACCAGATGGAGCCGGTCATCGACTCGTGGGCCGGTTACATGGACAGCTACCTGGGGAAGCAGTTCACGCTCCCCCTGCTGATCTACGGCAAGGAACTCACGAACTGCAACTCGGCCTTCGCTGCCAGGAACCTCCTCGACGTCAGGGGCCGGAAGCCCGGCGAGAACCCCGAGGACCAGGCGATCGACCTGGAGTGCGACCGCTGGCAGAAGTGGTTGGAGCAGATCGCCGCCGGCAAGGTGACCCCGGTCGTCACCCCTTCACCGTCGCCGACCACTGGCAGCACGACCCCTGGCGGTCCTCTCGTGATGAGCAACTACTCCCGGGGGTGGCAGGACGACATCGGGGCGGCAGCCAGCGGCATCCCGTTTGCGGGAAGGCGGCGCTTCTGATGCCGGTCATTGCCCGCGGGCTAGGCAACCTCCAGCGCTTCCAGCGGCAACTCGACACCGTATCCCGCGCGCTACCCAAGGTGGCGGAGCGGGTGGGGGTGGCGCTCGTCAAGGAAGTGATGGACGAGTTCCGCGAGAGCCGAGACCCCTACGGGACGCCGTGGGCACCGGTGCACAGGAACCGCCGACGGGACCGGTCCGCAAGAAACCGGCGCATCGCTCGGGGGCTGGCACCGAAGGCGGACAAGCCGCTCATCGATACCGGTGGCCTGCGCGCGTCGACCGGCTTCAAGGTCAGCGGGTCATCGGTGCGGGTGTTCCTATCTAAGGACTACGCCAGCTACCACGACCAGGGGACGAGGCGGATCAAGCGACGGCAGATCTTGCCCTCCCCGGGGAAGCTCCCGGAGAGGTGGGAGAAGGCGGTCGAGAAGGAAGCCAGGCGGGGTCTGAACGAACACTTCGGGAAGGGGTAAGCGGGTGGGGCTGGAGGAGATCTTCGAGCCGGTTGGCGATGCGCTCAAGGAGTTGGCGCCTGGTCTCGCCTTCAAGGATCCGGGCCGTAGAGCTGACGCGGGGAGGCCACCGCAGATCTCCTGGGATCCGGCCGAAGCCGCGCATGACGCCGCCACTCGCATCACCGGGGCAGCGGGGGACGACGGGCCATTCTCGACGCGCCAGTGGGCGATCCAGATCGACGTCTGGGGGAAGGATCTCGCCGAGACACAGATCTTGGTCGACCTCTTCCTAGCCACCGCCCGGCGGCTGCTCTCCAGGCACAGCTTCAGGCCAGGGCAGGAGAAGTGGGACACCGGCGGGGTCAGCGGCAATGGAGTGGTCTGCAAGGCGGTCATCTTCATCGCCTGCCCGGTCATGAAGATCCCGCAGCCGTACCGCCGGATCACCGAGGTGGACGTCACCTCCAGCATGGGCAGCAACGGATCCGTGTCCGACAACATCACCGGGAGTTGACCCATGGTCACCAAGAAGAGCAGCGCCGTCGATGAGGACGAGTTCGCGGAGAAGCCGGTGACCGAGGAGGTTCGGTCGGCGGCGAGGTGGGCAGAGGACGCTGGACACCTGCCCCAGTGGCTGCAGGAGTCCACCGTCGGCGCCCGCATGAACCCGGCTTACTGGAAGTTCGCGGCGACGAAGGCACTGATGGGGTGGGAGGACGGCACCCAGATGACGCGATCGGAGTACGAGGCTGCCGTCGCCAAGCAGGACGCTGTCCGCCACGGGTAACCAAGCGAGGGACCACGCATGATCTCTTCGGTCGAACTGAATCTGCAGGATCCCGGACTGGGAACCGTCCCGGTCAGCGCTGGCAAGACGCAGCTCAAGTTTGGGGTCTGCAATAAGGGGACGCCGAACACTCTCTACTCGGCCGGCGGGCTCTCCCCCGCCAGGACCGCGCTCCGCTCCGGTCCGCTGCTGGACGCGGCCGCTCAGGTGCTAGGGGTGGCCGGCGGGACCGTGCTGATGATGCCGATCCTTCCGTCGACCTATGGGACGGTGACAGGCGCCTTCACCCTGGCCGGAAGCGGGACCGCGACGGTCACCGGGTCGAAGGGACCGGACCAGACGATCAGCGTGAAGATCATCCTGGGCGGCGCTGTCGGAGTGGCCACCTTCCAAGTGAAGATCGGCTCCGGCGCCTACGGATCCACTGTGCTGACCGCGGCGACCTACCAGGTCCCCGGTCAGTACTTCACCACGCTGGCGTTCACCGCTGGCACATACGTCGCGAACGACGTCTACACGCTCAACACCGACGGGACCACCAGTCGTACCGGCACCGGAACCGCGACCCTGCTCGATACCTCCACCCACAGCCCGGTGGACGCGTATGAGATCCAGGTGGTGGTCACGCGCGCGGGAGCGCTGGGCGCGGGGGCGTTCAAGTACAGCCTCGACGGAGGCAACTCCTTCTCCGGTGACATCCTCATCCCGTCGGGCGGGAAGTATGTCATCCCCGATACGGGTGTCGTGCTCACCTTCTCCGGGACCTTCGTCCTGGCGGACGTCTACACCGGGACGTCGACTGCGGCGAGTTACGGCAACTCGGATGTGACTGCTGCCTTCACAGCGGCGTTCGCGACCGTGACCCCGTGGGGCTTCTGCCACGTCGTCGGGACGCCAACCAGCGCCGCCAACGCCGCGTCCCTGGCTGCCACCGTGTCCACCGCGATGGCCCTGGCCGAGGCCAACTTCCGCCACGTCTTCGCCGTGCTCGAGGAGCCGACCACGGAGAGCGACTCCACGGTGGCTGCGGCCTTCGTGTCGTTCGTGGACAAGAACATCCAGATGGTGGCCGGTGACACCAGGATCACCTCCCCTCTGAGCGGACGCCGCCACCGCCGCAACGGGGCGTGGGCCTACGCCGCCCGTCTGAGCGCCACGAAGCTCTCGTCCCACCCGGGACAACTCGAGTCTTCGAACGGGGGAGGCGCCCTCAAGAACGTCACCTCGATCTACCGTAACGAGCGGGACACGCCTGGCCTGGACGCCGCTCGGTTCGTCACCCTGCGCGACTACATCAATCAGCCGGGCTACTTCATCACGGACGGCATGACCATGGCCGCTCCGGGGTCGGACTTCGCCTCGGTCATGAACCTGCGGGTGATGAACCGGATGCGGGATGTCGCCTACGCCAAGGCTCTCCTGTTCCTGAACAAGGATCTCAGGGTCAGTTCCTCGACCGGGTACATCCTCGAGACCGAGGCCAAGAAGATCGAGAGCAACATCAAGCAGGCCCTGGTGGACACGGTGGTCTCGGAGGGCGAGGCGTCGGGAGTGGAGGTGGCGGTGTCGCGGACCGACAACCTGCTCTTGACATCCACGCTGAACATCGAGATCTCGGGCATCCCGAAGGGGTACGCCCGCCGGATCGTGGTGACGATCGGCTTCAAGAACCCCGTCCTGGCGGCGGCGTAAGGAGATCTGACCCATGGCCGATCCCATCCTGAGGTACCCGGACATCAACGGAATTCGGACATCCTTCTGCTCCATCCAGTTCGGGATCGAGTCGATTCCGATCGTGGGCGTCAAGGAGATCAACTACGAGGAGAGCCATGAGATCCAGAAGATCCGCGGCACTTCTCGGAAGCCCATCGGCCGCCCGGCCGGAATCGTCGACTTCACCGGGACCTTGGTCGTATACCAGAAGGAGTTCTACGGGATCATCATTCCGAAGCTCCAGGCCATCGGGGCGGCGCAGGGGATCAGTGGCGGCGGCTGGTCGCTGGCTTCCGCGCCCATTCAGATCGCCTACGCGGAGGAGCAGAGCCCGGATGATACCGTGTTCGATACCCTCGTCGGCGTGCGGATCGTGGCTCCCAAGGCCAACCACAGCGAGGGTCCGGACGCCCTGACCATGAATCTCACCATGTCGATCATGGATATCCTGTGGAACGGGGTGAGCTCGCTCGGAGTCGCGAGCCCGCTCTAGAAATGCCCGGGTGACAGCCGTGCGGGCACATCTTCGCCGGCATGAGCAACGTGATCACCGATCAGCAGCGCGCCGATTTGGAGGCGCAGCATGGGACCCTCATGGTTCTCGAGACAGACTTCGGGGACTTCGCCTTCCGCAGCGCCAGCCTGGTGGAGTTTCGCCGGTTCAGCGCGGAGGTGGAGGCTCCCTCGACGAAGCTGGACGCCCATCGCGTCCTTTGCCTGGCGACTGTCGTGTCCCCCGGAAAGGAAGCCCTGACGGCTGCTTTCGAGAAGGCTCCCGGTCTCATCTACGGGCTCGGGAACGAGGTGGCCGTCCACAGCGGCCTCACCTCCAAGGCCGTTCGAAAAAAATAGTCGGGGGCGCGCAGGCGGCAGCGCGCGATCCCTGGCAGGGAGCCGAGGCGCTGGACGCATTCAGGGAGCACGGGCTCAGCACGGAGGACGGTCGGGTGGGAGGGATCCTG